TCTTCTTCTTAGCTTCTTTGAGGAAGTTGGCTGCGACCGCTGCCTTTTCTACATCTTTTTGTAAACTGTCGTAGCTGGTTTGTCCTGTGAGAAGCTCTTGGATCTGTGATACTTCAAGCTCATCACCGTAAACATTTCTGCTTCTAAGCTCTATCAATTCAAAGCTCAATTCATTCCCCATTACTTGGTAGAATACCGAGTCGGGGTTCTTGGTATAAAGACCACTAGCATCTTTAGCAAAATCTGTCATCACTCTGTGCGATGGGTAGCCCTGCATTGGCCCAAAGAACAGCATATTGCCGATGACGTTTCGGATGTAAAAAGCAGGGGAGCCTAGAGTCTTAGAAACTAGGGAAAGCCCAACCATCTTTTTAACTGTACGCATTATCAGGCCCTGCACTTCCGCCATCTCGTTGAGTGGGTCGGTTATGTCGGGTTGCTTACCCCCGAATAGAGTCTCTAAATTAGACGCTACTTCTTTGGGGACATACATATCCGCTAATGGATTAAGATCACTAGTCCCTTCGACTAGGACTGGTTCCCAGTTTGGATACTTATCTCTGTTTTTTAAGTATTCTTTTTGGCTAACCATCCAAGGAGTTCCCTCAACCTTGCCAGTTTCTGGATCAACGCCCGTCCCTAATGCTTTAAGTTTATTAAAGAATGCCTGATTAGAAATCATACTCGCCGTGTGATTCAACGAATAGCTGAGATTATAAATCCCTGTATCTTCTTGGAACTCCCCAAGAAGTTCTCGGATTTCTTGAGGGATCTCCTTCTTTTCATTGATGGTCTCTACAATCTTTTGAAGTGGATCTCCGTCCTTGAACCCTGCACCCTGTAGCACTAAATCCTGTTGCCCCATTTCTCGTTGGGAAGTTAGGAACTTCTTACGCGCTTGCCCTTGAGAATAGCCATCGATGAAATCATTCATCATAGCTGTTGCGTTTGATTGCATCTTTGAGTTCTTGGCAGTGGCCTCGGCTTGCACTTTTATGGTCGCTTGAGCTTTGGTTAAACCATCCGCTTCCATTATCTTCTGAACCTCCGTATTCTGAAGTTGTTTCATAAAGTAAGCGACTGCTCGCTCGCGAACTTCGGCATATTGATCAGACTCTTTAACTTGCTTAGAGAAGTTACGGTCTTCAAACATACGGTAAGACCGTGTTAAATACAGACCCCGATTGAAATCAAAAGCCATGTTCAAATCTTCGGGATTCATGGTAGGTCCAAAGACCTCGATTGCTTTCTTTGAAAGCTGGTCTTGGAGCTGACGCATCTCAATAACGAGGTTATACATATCAGGAGAGATCTTTAACAGATCATCCATTGCTTTATCCCTCTGGGCGAACTGCTTCTCCCTATTACTTTCACGGAAGTCCATTGTCATCTGCTTCTTAGAAGCTTCAGCTATGTCGATGGCTGCGTTCTTTTCATCAGCCGTGGGGAGCGCATTAGCTTTGGCGAGGTCTTGCTCATACGATGCTTGAACAAGATCCTCTTGCTTCCTCGTTAGCTGTGATCCTTCGGTAGTTCCCGAAGCTCTCGCGATTAACTCGGCGGGAATGTTATCCGCTTCTCCTGTTATAGAACTTAGTCGTTCGTTTTCTTTTTTTAAGATCCTGTTGTGTTTCTGTTGAAGAGTATCAACAAGACCTTTAGTCTCGCGAACAAACGCTTTGTTCTGGTCGTAGAAGTTTACAACTCTCTTGTCGGCGGAGCGAACAAAAGTTTTGTAGAGGAACTTCATTACCTTATTCTTATTTGTAAACTCGTAGTCCTTGCTGAACTCTAAGAGGGGGACATCAAGAATCTCTAACCAGTTACCAATTGATTTTTCCTGCATCTGAACTTCATCGAGGAAGTTAGGCAGCTTTGAATCTTTACTGAACTGAGATCCAGTAGCGGGTTGTGGAGTCGGTTGTCCTGCTGGTTGAGTAGCTTGTGATCCCGAAACACCAGCGTCTGAATCTTGCTGCTCTGTTAAACGATTTCGTAAACTAGCCGTATCTGTCTTAGCAGTCGGCTCTAGCATATTAACATCGACGGCTTGCTCCATAAGTTTCTCGATGACCGCATACGGATCGCGAGGATTGTGGTGCATAATACTAGGAGCGGGCTTGTAGTTAAGTGACAAACCCCTGATCTCCCTGACCGTGTTGTTAACTGCCTTACGCATCTCAGGAGAAACATCATCCAGTGTCCTGTGGTAAGTCAGCTTACTGAGGAATGCCTTCATGTAAGTGATGAAGGTCGGAATCAAGGATGGGTTGGACTGCAAGAACGCCATCTGTTGGTTGGTCGTCCTTCCGGTAGTGGCTAACTCGGTATGTCTGGCGATAGCTTTCTTAGCTAAATTAAACCGCTCCGTAGCAGCAACCTTTCCGTCTTCACTCCTAAGTCTATCGAATGCGTCTTGTTGTTCGTCGAGTGGATATGCTTCTTTAATCTCAGCTTCCAGCTCTGACTGAGTCATTGCCTTAGTTATGTCAACATACTGAGTATCAGATATCATCGTATCTGCTGCCGCTTGACCCACTGCCTTATTTAAAATAATTCCAATAGCGTGTTTCCTCCTTTGGGCATCTAGTCCCGATACTCCTTGGTTAGCTAGATACAGAGCTGCTCGTTTTGGGTTGAGTATAAGCGCCCCCGTAGCACTATCTACAGTTGCTATCTCTGGGCTTGCATTATCTACAACTACATTCAGCTCACTCGGAATATAAGCACCAGCAAACTCAACAATCTCTTCTGCTCTCTGCTCAAGCTTTTCATTCACGGCAGCATCGTTTGCCATGTCCATGTCCTTCGCCATCTGGTGTAGATCAGCTTGAGACTTGTGAATCCTATCTGCAGCCTGACTCGCGAACGCTGCTTTAGTTTCGGGCTGGGGTGTGTAGGCTCTTTTGGTCAGGTCAAGTGCGTCTTGGAGAGCTGACTTTAGTTCGCTAGTTCTGATCCCCAGCAACTTAGCTAATGCTCTGATAGCTTTTTGCAAGAGGTTGGGTTTACCCTTCGCAGGAATTACACGGTTGAGGAATGATTGAAACTCAGGATCAGTGAGGATGTGTGTCAGAAACTCGTCGATGTTAGATGACGCATATATCAGATTTCCCTTCCCTGATTTTTCTGCTAAAGGTTTCGCAATACGGAGCAGCTCCTCTAAGTTCGCGACCGCTTCGTTCTGCGCTTCTGTTCTAGATTCCGGTGGTGTTTGGAAGATGTCATGCGTGAACACATGGAGATACTCGTGAATTAAAGTATCTGCCACACCTCTTTTCCCAGTTCTATCTACGTTAACTATTACCGTCCTCTGCCCCAATCCATCGACGTAATACACCCCCGCATAAGAAGATGGGGAACCCTCAATAAGAAATCTTACAGAACGAATAAGCTCTTTGTTCTTGAGTAGAGTTTTAGCTAGAAGTCTGAGGGGCTTATGTCCTGACTCTGCAATCTCTTCAAGAGAGTCGATCACAGATTCGGGATCGTCATCTAGTAGACCTAGCTCTGCTATCTCTCTTAGGTTTTTGCGGCGACTTTGTTTCCTAGAACGACCATCATTAACCGCTCTTTTTCGGTGGGCATGAGCTTGATCCCGTACTTGCGTGTAAAATGTTTTTACATCCCCATACGAAAGCAATGTGTCTTTTCCAACCAACTGTTGTAGCTCTGCCTTAATCAGATTATACAAGTTGGTATCTGTATCTAAAGCTCCTTGCAGTGTGGGGCTAGTTACCCCCAGCAAAGTGAGTGCGTTTTTCATGTCCTGCCCTAATTTGTATGTAGGGTTGATGACATCTAGATTACGACTACTAAGTTTCTGCTCCAAGATAGCGGCTGGTTTATTAGTCCCACCTTGTGAAGCTAAGAAGTAAACCAGTTCTACAGCTACTTGCTCAGATGAATAGTCGTTGGTTACTTTCTTCCCTCCGTGATATTCGTTATTGAGAAGTTCTTTGACATCTCTTCGGAGCCGTTCATCTAATTTAATAGCCGTAGCTACGTCATCAATTTTTGAAGCCGTATATTTACTTATCTTCGGAACACTGAGGGGTTCGATAGTTAGAACTTTAGGTGCGTTGAAACCTCTGTCGGCTTGTTTCTCTGTGTCGTGTAAGTCTGGACGCTTAGTTATGTCCGTGTCGGGTTCAAGCAACGAAGCCACATCACGGATAGCCTGTGATTTTCTCTCGGCTTGAACCTTGCTGAAAAACTTAGCGTTCTTTATGGCGGATGATTTTAAATCTATGTTAACTGAAGGGCGGAGTTTTGATTCCGCTTCATTAGCTATAGCAATAATTTCTGAAATAGACTTTTCCTTTACTAACCCACTATTCCGGTATTCCTCTGTAGCAATCGCTAGTGCGTCTGCCTGATTCTGTGCAGTGTCAGGAAGCTTCGATATCTTTGAATTGTAGATATCTCTTATAGCGATTGCGTCTCTTTGTTCTTGAGTAACCGCGCTCCCTTCTATGCGAGCTACAACAGAGGCAATATTTTTGTCTCTCCTTTTTGGGCCTGAGTATACCTCTAGAGGGGGTATCCCTAAATTACTTTCGATAGTAGAACGGAGCTTGCCCATAGAGCTTAGAGGTGCGACTTCAGAAGAAACATAGATCTGCCCCAATTTATTAGTCTCGCGGATATCTCCGATCTGTTCATTAAGGAGTTCGGAAGCTTGTCGTAGCAAAGGGCTTCCATAAAAATTATCTATGTCTGCTTGTGATCCTTTGTTAAACCACCCTTTTTCTTCACCAAGTCCAAAAAACGGAACCCACTTCCCCGCATTCGGTTTTCCAGCCATCCCTGTTGAAAGGTAGAAAGGAACAGTTATCCCATTTATTTTTCTAAATACAATGGCACGATCCACAAGCTGCACTATGGGTGATGTGTCCCCATCCATAGTAGGAACATCTACTTTTATAGGGATGCCCTCCAATCTAAAGTCGTTACGGACTGTTCCTTCAGATCGTGAACCAGCCTCTTTAGCTGCGTTATAAATCTGCTCTTGCAGATCTAGGCTCATGGTTATAGCCGCAGCATCGACGTAATCTTTATCAAGATTAACTCCTGTGGCGGTTATGATCTTCTTGAGAGCAGGAAGATTTTTAGCATCTTTTAATAACTCTGGCACTTTTGCCGAAACTGGTTTCTTTCCAGTTGCTGCTCGGAACGGACTTACCACCTTAACATCATTGATAGCCTCTAAATCAATGCTGTTCTTTAAAGTAGTAAGTCTTCGGATCTTCGTCTTAACAGGACCGTAATCTGGTTCGTGAACCCCGATCTTGTTTATTGGAGTCTTAGCCGAGATCAAGCCTCCCTTTACAGGAACCATGATGTCGGTAACAAAGTATTGGTCCCCCTGTTTTTCTATAACGAAAGACTTATTAGTATTGGGGTTAGTCGCCTGATCTTCCGTTAATGGGATAGCTACGTTATTCCGCAACAAGGTAACCATTCCAGCGGGATCGTTGTTAAACACACCGTTGCCATACTTATCAATGATGACCGTCCCCGAAGGAACTAAAGTATTAGGAAGCCTTACACCCCCATCCGTTCTTTTCGGATTTATTGTGGGGTATCTCTCAGCAATCTTTTCTTTGATTACTTTTTCTACTGCTAGTAAATATTTTGCATCTGTCCTTTCAAGATCAAGGCCCAGTTGCTCTAGGTTCGTTCCAATATCTGCGACCGGAAAGCCCTGCTCAATGAGTGCTTCTAGCTTATCTAAATCTTTCTTCGTTACCTTCGCTGGTTTAGCTTCATCAGCGATAGCTTTTTCCCGTGCATCAATTGCTTGTTTGACAAGACCACTTGCTGTTTCTGGGGAGACCAACTTTCCCGAAGCAACTAAAGCCTCAATCTCTTTCAATCGTTCAGCTTGAAGTGCTTCTGGAAGCTCTTCAACAACCTTCATTGCCTCGATGTATCTCCTTTCCCTAGCTTCGATATCCTTGATGGAAAAATCAAACTTCTGTTGAGGAGTCAGTGCGGGTTTAACATCTGGGTTACCTCCGGTAACATCCGCATTCGCAGCGTCTGGATTCGTGTCCGTTCCGGTGACATCAGTAATTGCATCACTGGTCGTGACGATAGGAGAAGCGTTGCCCTTTGCGTTTTTCTTTTTATTTTCTTCGTTAATTATCCGCTGCTGATCGTCTTGTGTAACATTAGCTTCGGCATCATCCGCTATTCTCTTAGCTTCTTCTGCTATTTCTTCTTCCGTTTGCTCTACTGAATCATCCCCTTCTGGTTTCTCTGCAGATTCTTCGGCTTCTTTAGCCGCGCGCTCTTCAGCATACTTAGCTCTAGTTCTTTTGATAAACTCCGCATTAGTTTGGGGGGCGGTTTTTTCTAAATCTTCAAACCTCTTTAATTCATTATTATCCTCCAACCTCTGCCTAAAGTCAGACTCAACTTTAGCCTCAATATCAGCCATCCGATTGAGATCCGTAACTCTATCCCCTCCGAATTCTCTAGCCGCAGCACCAATAGCGGGGGATGCCCCACCCATAAGCCCTCCAATCATAGCCCCTTGAAGAGCTTGGAAAAACGTCTCCTCTAAAGAGAAATCTTGTCTAGCCCAAGCGGATTGAATAATTGAGTTTGCGAACTCATCGATGAATTCTTCGCCAGCTTCACCAGCAGCCCCCCTAAGAATTTGACCACTTATTCCCACACCCGCTTCTTTGAAGGTGGAGGAAACAGCATCCTCCATGTATTTGAGAAACGCTTTATCCGAAGAAACCCGACCCACCATTCTGTCGGTTTGTTTCTTAATTGTTCTAAGACTGACTCCTGTAAGGACAGCACTCTCAAGACCACCATATTTACCACCACCTAGTTTTCCTGCAATCGCGGTTATGAGTCCAGTAGTTGTTCCAGCGGAAATCATGGACCCCCAAGCGGTGTCGTGAGCAACTTCCTTTACTCTTTCTTCACTCCAACCATCTACCCACTCTCCATTAACTTGATACCGTTGTGTGTAATCATCAGCAACGGCTTTGTGAACTGCACCATAAGTCATACTACCTGACCGCAAAGCAGCGACTCCAAACTGAGGAGTCGTGATGCCCAAAGTTTTTGCTAATTTGCTGTTATACCCTTTATACGCAGCAATCATCTGGCGGTTCGATAAACCTTTAAATGAACCCGATGCCTGTAATCTTCGTAAGGCAGCTCCTGTGCTTTCTTTTATGCTTCTCCCCGCAACATCTCGCACCTGTTGCTTTAGCGCCGAATTAAAAGTGCTTTTAAGTACAGCTTTTGCTGTAGCGGTTGCCCCCTGCTTTAAAGTGAAGTAACCCGCTGCTGCCCCAACAGTTATTCCCCCTGATGGTATGGCGAGTAGTCCTGCGGCGAGAGTAATAATAGCATCTATCGCCATAGGAAACACTTGCTCCGATGCTTGTTGAAAAAACCCAGCGTCTTGCCCGAAGATTTGTCTCATCTGATTTAGATGAGCTTGGGCTTTAGCGTTTTGTAGTAATCCCTGTTTACCATACTCCGCCCCAAACAATGCTCCCGCCCCGTAATACAAAGTTGACCAGCCCTGAGTAAAACTCATACCAAGCCCCTGTAACCCCAAGTTGGGATCTTCGTCAGCTACAAATTTTTCAACAATCTCTGCTTGGGTCAGACCATTTTGTCTCCCCTCCAACTCTGCGGTAGCGAACTGTTCATCGTATTCTTTTCTTAGGATATCACTCCGAGTATCCGCCAATATCTCGTTACTCGCCAACCTCTTCGCGTTTTCAATCTCTACCTCCTCGTCAGAAAAATCATTTTGCTTCAACGATCTCCTAAACTTCTCTTCATGCAGCATCAAAGCGGGTTGAATAAACGTCCCCCTATACTTTCGTCGAACAACATTTTGAGATAGGTCGTCATCATCTTCTTCATAGATGAGGGTCGAGTCGAGGGTTTTAGATCCATGCCCAGCTATCTCGACAACCATGTCATCAACAACATCTTCTAGAATATCTACACTAGCCCCTGTCTTCCTTGCAAGATCCTCAATAAGGTCGCGTCGAGTTTGTTCTACGTCATCTTCAAACTCTTCCCGTAAGCCTTCAAACCTTTGATAGTCTTCAGAATATTTTTTTTCTTCATCGTCTCCGGTAGCCCAGTTCCAACTCTCTCTAATGTTAGAAGCCATTGAAACGACTACTTCCCCCGTAGAATCCCAACCCTTATCTGCCCATCCCCAAGACTTATCTTTACCCAGTGCAGTAGCTAGTGCCTCAAATCTAGCCCTAACTTTTTCATCTTTAAGATCTGTGAAGTCCTCTTTTAAATCTACAAACTCTTCAACTTGGGCTTGCACTCTTTCTCGTATATCAACCTCATACGCTAACAAGCCGTTCTTATCTTTTTGAACTTCTCTTGATTCCCTCAAAGAAAAAACATCTCTAGGAACTACACCAAACTTACTTCCTTCTCTTAATAACTCCGCTTCCGATAAACTTTCATCCATCTTTCCACCAAGAAAGACACGCTGACCACTTTTGTTGAAGTAAACTCCAGCCGACAACTCATCCTTTTCATACAGATCTGTAATATAGTTCTGCCTCTTTTGACGAGCTATCTCATGCACCTCCGTAGCATCTAGATCTTCCGGCAGTTCTTGTCCTGTCTCCACCGCTTTTGCGTATCGCAAAATCTTCTCTTGCTCCCCCTCCTCGAAATCCATCGCCTCCATCCCAACACCCATGTTGTCCGCAACAAACTGGACATCTTTTTGATTTGATGGAAGAACCTCCGAATACTGAATGATAGCTTCTTGAGCCTGTTGGTAATTAGACTGTGTTAATATACCCTTCTTAATAAGAACATTCTCAAAACTTTCTTGGAATTTTTTCTCAGTATCTTCGTTATATTTGCCAGCCGCAATATATTCAAGCCGAAGATTATCTAAGTGTTTAGTTCTACCCTCCAATTCATTTTCAAAGGGGTTTTCTGTAGCCCACACACTATATGGAGTGGGGCTAAATGGCGCTGTTGTTTTGGGTTCGCTTGGGTCTGACATAGCAGAAGCAATATGTTAGGTATTAGTTTTTATTAGAGAGTGATATTTAACCGCCCATAATTTTCTCGGGATCTGGATCTCCTGTAGGTGTTCCTGTAGAGGTTCCTGTAGAGGTTCCTGTAGAGGTTCCTGTAGAGGTTCCTGTAGAGGTTCCTTTAGGATCTTGGCCCATTAAAAATTTATTTCGCTTCCTACGTTTTGCCCCAATCCCTTGTAGGGTACGAGAACGAATTGTTTGTAATTGTTTTTGTAGTGCAGCAGCAATATCTGTTCCCGTATCTGGGACTTTGAGAGATTCCCCATTCGGAAGTACGAGACCACCGTATGATGCTTCAAAATCTACATTACCGTCCTCAGCTAACTTTTTATCGACTGCTACTTGTCTAAGAAGATCTTTCACTTGCTCAAGAGTTGTCTCCGCAATGGCTACCTCATTATTAAATATTTGAGATTCCCTAGACTCTCGTTCTTTTTTCTCCAGTTTCTTACGCTCCTCAATATTTTTAGTTACCGCAAAACCAGCGTTTCTGAGATTAGCTCTTTCCCTTGCCGTGAGGTTTGTACCCCCAGCAGAATCTGGATCGAGATAAGATTGTCTCAAGTCTTCGACTTGTTCTTCCGCCTCCATTCTAAAAATAGTATTAGCATCTAATCCTGTCGTGTCCGCAGACCTTTTTCGCTCGTCTTTTCTCCTTATCCTACGAGATAGTTTCTCATTTCTCTGCTGCATCTGAGATCCAATGAAGCTACCCGCCGCGAGTAAAGATTGTTGCGCGACTTTACTATTAGCAAATGTGTCGGCGTTTTGCAGTTGGATAAGACTTAGTTGTTCTTGCCGCTCAAAAGGATTAAGCTGATCGTCTTCCATAGTCATTTGAATTTGACCCAAAAGATCTTCGGCCCTTTGGTCCGCTTCCCGCTCATCACGAAGCATTCTTTTTCTTTGTTTAAAGTCAAAAATGCTCGCCTCGTATGCAAGATCAGCCGCTCTTTCTTGCCTTAATTGCCCCCGCAACTTAATCATCAAGTCAAGTTGGGGCATGATCTGTTGATCAGCTTTCGCATTTGCGAATGCAGATTCTCTTGCCGTAAACCCAAAGGTGTTTCTTTCGGGTGCGATGTCCCGCTCAAAATTAAATTCAGACATTATCGGCGGCGGTTGCGGCGGTTATTATTAGATCCAAAACCAAGCCTAGTATCACTAGCTAAAGCACCTCCTCGAAACTGCTGAACAACGTCTCGATTTCGCCCGTTACGATTTCTCCCGTTACGATTTCTCCCGTTACGATTTCTCCTGTTACGATTTCTTCCTCCTCCGCCTCCTCGGAGTTCTTCGTCGGATAAGCGGATTAATCGTTGTGTATAACCATCGTTCATACTTCGTATTTCAGCAGCGGTAGCTGCATCCCGATCCATCTTAGCTCGCAGAGCTGGTGTCATAATTGCGGGAGCTGAAGCTTCTGCTGAACGACCGTAGTCCAATGCAATAGCTTCTGCGGCTCTACCATATCCTTTTTTACGTAATCGATCCGCTATTCTTAATTTTCCGTTCCTAGAGTAGAGGTTCCTCGTTTCCCCAAGGCGACCCCCACCACCCAACGTCCTGTTAGGACTGTTAGCCCTAGCAAAGAAGTCATCATAATCAGCTTTCTGTTTCGCTTTTTTCGCATCTCTATTAGCTTGCATCTTTTCTATCCTCGACCCAACAAAATTCCTACGCTCTTCAAGGATCTCACGATCCATTGCCGATTCGTCAATCCCAAAGTCACCATCAGGATCAATACCCGTTTCTCTAATACGACTTAGTTCTGCCTCCCGCGCATCAGGATCTCTCAATTTAAAAGCGTTTGTTATATCATCCCTCAAACCAATTCTTTGGTTCAACCTAGCTTGCTCAGGTGTTTCAGCTTCGTCTACGTCTTCGTCTTCTTTTGAAAGGGATCTAATAACTCTACGATCCAAGTTATCCAAGAACTTCCGGTCCTTCTTTCTTATAGGCTTTTGCTTATCAAAAGCGGAGATTAATCTTTGAGCGCCTTGTGAAAACCCAGAGCCGATGCTTTCGGCTGCATCTTTTCCGCCCTTTAAAAGATCTTGCAAGAATGACATAGTTTAAATTTAAGGTATTTTCAAGAGAAAGTCAATCAATGAGGGTGGTTTCACTGTTCTGCAAAGCACTCCTTAGGTTTTTTATAGTAGTCCTCCGATGAGGCATTGCAGAATTTGGTGTGTCTGGTGGGTCTACCGCCACTAAACCAAGTCGTTGCCTAGCACAATCGAGAGCAAGGAATGCCGCATCAGCGAGGTCTGGACTCCTTCCGAAGCGAGCTTTGAACTCCGGTTTAGATTCAATCTTCATGCGGAGACTCCCGCTCTTCACCATGTCGTAGTTTCTTGAGGTCATTTCTTGAGCTAGTTCTGATTCAATCCCAAATATTTGTTTGGTTCGCATCAATTCTTTTCCCACAAACCATAGCTCTGACACACGATTGACATACAAATCAGCCCCGACTTTAGAGCTATTTGCGCTAACACGCTTATCACTAGCCTTTCCGCCAAAAGAAATTCTCATAAATTTGTTGGACCACTCTCCAGCAAGCACATCACAGAAAGGCGCTCCAGCACCCGTGGCATCAACGCTTAGATTCTCTGGCAGAACACCGTGCTTTTTACATTCTTTCTGAATCTGCTCAACGATTTGATAGGTTCGTGGAACGGCTTTATTTGTGGCATCGTCATTTAAATGAATGATTTTCCCAAACTCTATAACATACTGACCAGTAGTGTCATACCCACATTTGGCTAAAGCTAGGCACGTTCGATCCCCCCCATTGGTGAAGCTCGGGTCCAGACCCGCTAGATTTACGGTGTTTCCCTGCCAGTTCACTTTATTCAAAGCACCACTAGAAGTCAGTTCATTTTCTGTGTAGATGCCAGTGGTTTCGTCGCTATCAAAAAATACTGCCCGAACCATTCGCATATACCCCCGACTCTCAACCCCCAATAGCGCCTTATCTTCGTCAAGTTTTTCTTGGGTGGGGAGCCACGGATATATAACTTCTCCAGCTATAATGTTTGGTGATCTCTCGCCATCTAGTCGAATGTATTTGCCATGCCATTTTGTTTCCCATTCGTCGGCAGTATTTGTATCGACACTATCCCAACCGTCTTTTGGAGTGGACCATATTCCAAACGCATCAAATCTTGAGTTGGGGTTACTCATCCCGATCATCTGGAATGAGGGGTTTTTGGACAGGTTTGTGAGACCAGCGTTCAAAATAGCTTCTGACAATTCTGATAATTCGTCTCCGATAAGGATCACCCTCGCTTGTTTTAAACCAATGAATTTGCCAACAGCTTCTTTAGTTTTACTCTTCTCCGCTGAGATCAAAGACAACCCCGCCCTCTCAATGAGTGTTCCTTTCTCATTAACGTAAGATGCACTTCCAATTGAATCGCGTATCTTGATTGGTGCGCCCTCAATCACGGTTAGGAGAGACATCACACTACCCCAGATTCGTTTTCGAGCTTCACGAAGCGTGGTGGAAGTCATAAGAACAAGCGTGTCTTGGGGTTGGGATAACCAATTTACGATTCCCCAAGCAGCCATAATATGAGATTTTCCTGACGAAGCACTCCCCCCGATTGCGAGGTATTTGTTTTCGAGTGCTGCTTTGATCATCATCTCCGCCCAAGGATGGCGAACGCACAGTTTGTCAGGCAAGTCATCGTGATTCCACAACTCATCGCAGATCCGCCAAAAGTAATATTCCTTAGCAACGACAGATTCATGGTTAGCGAATCCATAGAGGAGTGCGGTTATCAGACTAGTGGGAGGTAGTTGGAAACCACCAACATCCATTTTCTTTGTCTGTGGGTCAATTCTCGGTTCGAGTAACTGCTTGCTCCTTTCTTCTTTTAAAGCCATAATTATTAAAAACAATAGAACAGAAAAAAATGGGTATCAATTCCAAACAAGACATTCAAGACCGTGCCGTTCAACTCTACAATTTAGACTGGAAAACAAGTTCCATCGCTAAAGAGTTGGGAGTTCATGCAGGGACGGTTAGAAGGTGGTTCAAAAAGAAAGGAATTCCAGCCAGAAACAACGGGTTGGATATGACTGTTAAGACCGAAGACATCGAGACAGATGAAAAACCTGTAGATGAGTTGGGCGATAAGATTGAACAGAACTTGGAAAACATGACTGATGAAGCGGTTCTTAGGGCGAAGCACGATGCTCGTTTAGAAGAGGATGAGACAATGATGGAAATCGCTGAAAGTCAAAGTAGCCCCGCTGAGAAATATCAGCACTACATCGCAGCAGCCGGAATCAAACTTCTTCGGGACAACATGAATAACTTAAAAGGGCCAAAGAACGTCCGTGAACTTTCTGAATTAGACCAGCTTATCCGAAGAAACTTAGGTCTTAACTCTAAGACAGGAGGGGGGTCGAGCAGGATGCAGATTGATATTTCTATCCTAAACAATAAGAAAGCAGATAGGGGTAATGGGACTGTAATAGATATTGAATCCAATGATAAATAACTTCGATAATTTCTCTTGGGACTACAACCCCCAAAAAGATCCATACCATAAAAGGTCTGTGACTTCAGATGATTACAGAGAGACGGGTTTTGCAGAAGTAATATTTTTTCATCAGCTTGAGCCAGCACTAGTTGGGATTGTTGAATTAGCGACTGGACCTCCCATAGCTTGTTATAGTAGTTCTATTGCAAGCACTTTACTGCAAGAAGAGCATGGATTAACAGAGGAGGATGCTAAGTTCGCTTTGACCCAACTTATTGACGCAGACTTAGGACCGAGTGCGCCCTGTTTTTTAGACACTAGTATCGTAGAAAAGTGATGACCCTATTCAGAAATAAAGAGCTTATCAGTGATCCCAAAGTAATCATCAGAAAAGAGGATTATCAGAAGAATGATTTTTACTTTACAATAAAACAACTTGAAGGGGCATTCTACCGAGTCAACCCATCAAATGCTAAAGAAGTTTTCTTTTTACAAGCCTTACCAAAAAATGTATTTGTCTATGCTCCAGCAGAAGGGAACGGGTTAATAATTACTTTGAATTTGTTTTGATAATCGGAATTGATAACGGACTAGATGGGGGTCTCTGTGCCGTTTCTAAATTTAATGGATCTGTCATAGACAAGATCGCGATGCCGACGAAGTGGGTTGCTAAAAAAAGAGAGGTGGATACCCGTGTTATAAAAGAATGGATTCTCAACCTAAATACCCCTTTCACAATTGCTATTGAAGAACCCCTCGCTCACGCAAAGAGTTCTCAAGCAGTAAGATCTATGGCGCTTTCTTTTGGTAAAATTGTGGGTATGGCGGAAGCCAACGACTACGATGTCCAAAGAATTTCTGTCCACAAATGGCAGAAGGCAATGCTCGGCTTTAGACCTAAAGGAATGACTAAACAAGTTGCTCTCGCCAAAGCTGAAGAACTAGCCCCCGCAGAGTGCTGGTTAAAAAATAAAAGATGCCGGAAAGCTCACGATGGGATGATCGATGCGTTCCTTGTAGCCCTTTATTACAGGGGTGTGCAAAAAAATTGAAAAAACTTATTGACCGAATTTCTCGTCTGCTCCACAGTCCGTCTGATGAAAACACCAGACCATGCTGACAGAGGACACGCAGAGTTCTCCCCCTCGTCGCTAAAGTATTGTGCGGGGTGTGCGGGATATAAAGGCCGTGAAGGAACCAATCCGGCGGCGGAGATGGGGACTCGCATACATGAGGCTATCGAAATCCTAGACCCATCCAATCTCCAGAGTGAACAAGAGATTTCAATCTACGAAGAGATCATTGCAGATCAAACGGAGTATTTGAAAAACTACGAGGACAGAGAACTGACTGAAACCCACTCTGAAATTGTTCTCGATATAGAACTTAAAGGAACCTCGACGTTCGGAACTTGTGATCACCTCTCAATCTTTGGAAAAAAAGAAGGTGTCTTAATAGACTACAAGACGGGGATAAGTGTCATCGACACACCCAAAAATAATTACCAAGCCCGTGCTTATACAATAGGGTGTTTCCAAAAATTCCCTGAGTTGGAAGAAATTACATTCGTGTTCTTCATCCCCCAACGAAATGAAATTTTATCCGATACATTTAAAAGGGATGAACTAGAAGATCTTATTGATGATCTTTCCTCAGTCATTCTGGAAGCTGAACGAGTCAGGCCCAAATGGGATTCGGGAACACCCGATCTATCTGAACTAACACCTACTGTAAATTGTAGGTTTTGTAAGTTTGAAGGTATTTGCCCAGCCCTCGGAGGATTGGTGGTAGAAGTAGCTAAGAAAATAAATCCTCAACTCCCTGATGTAGACCTTGACTCTACGGAAGACCCAGAAGTTTTAGAGCAGCTTTGGGCTATTCAAAAAATAGTGACCAATTGGGCGGATGGTTTTAAGAAACGAGCCATACGACTCGCTCAAGATGGTTTAGAATTTCCAAACCTTCGCTTGAAGAAAATGGCTGGTAGAAGGAACATTACCGACCAGAAAAAATTTATTGAACTTGCCAAGGACTTTGGGATGGACAGCGAACAAGTATTGGAACACGTTTCCATCCCCCTCGCCAAAATTGCCAAGAGTATTGGCGACACGGCAGAAAGAGGTCAGAAAAAAATGAAGGCAGAATCCTTCATTCAGACCTGTCAGGAAAATTCAATCATCGAAGAATCTCCCTCAAGGCACACCTTGTCTTGAGGAAACCAAGAAACAAGAAACTAGAAAATAGAAACCATGAGTAAAGAAACTGAATTAGCAACTAAGCCCACTAATGCACTAGCGACAGCAGCATTGCCGGACACTATTGACGCATCGGATATTGATATCCCTCGTATTAATGTCGTCCAAAAAACTAGTGACATTACTTGTCGTGATGGTGAACCCGCTCCGTATGGGTCAATCGTCCTCGATAAGTCTGTTGTATTAGCCCAACCCGAAACCCCAATCAAAGTTATCCCTTTGATTGCAACGAAACAGTGGCGTGAGGACATCCCTTATGACTCTGATGATGTTCCCCGAATTGCAGGATCGGAACAAGAGAAGAATCAACTTGCTTTGGATAGTGAGTATAACCTCCTTGAATTTGCTGAGATCACTTTCCTCTTTGAAGGGAATGACGATGTTGAGGCTTTCCCTCTTCCGCTTGGTAAGAAGAACTACGCTATGGGTCGTATCAACGTGGCAAAGGATGCCTATCGGCAGACTTTCAAACGGTTGACTACCTTTGCGGTATTCAACAAAACTACACCAATCCACACTAGGTTGTGGAATCTTACTTCTTCGGTTATTACCCGTGGAAAGTATTCATGGTTTGCTCCTTCTCTTGCGATTACGCAAGACGAGCCAAGCAAAGAAGTCATCTCATTTGTGGAAGGATTTATGAATCAGTAGTATGAACAAAGATCTTACACCACAAGAAGTTTACGAGACTGAAATCGAAGCCATGAAAAAATCCATTTCGGATTTAGAAGGGGTCGTTAAAAACACGGAGACGGCGTTACAGGCAAACAAGATTTTGCTTAGTGGCTTAGAGCAAAACTTAAAGGATCTCCATAAACAAAACGAATTGGAACTCGTTAGTAGCACCGATTAGGTAATGCGGCGGCGTTAATTGGCGCTGGTTAATCATCCGCCTTTGGGTAATCGCATAAAAGCCCAAGAATACCCCACCCTCTTTTATTTTCGGGGAGGGTGGGGTAACTCTATACATATATTATGAATACTTTCGCGATAGATTACGAAACATATTACGACAAGGAATGCTCCATAAGAACTCTAGGAGTTTTGGGGTATTTCAGTCACCCCAACTTTGATGCCTACATGGTTTCAGTTGTTGGGACCGAGGGGACAAATTTTGTTGGTCACCCCAAAGAATTTGACTGGAGTTTGTTGGACGGCAATGTTGTCTTGTCTCACAATGCCTCCTTTGATGAAACCTTGTTCCTGTATGGTGTATCCCAAAACTGGTGGGATGATTGTGACCCAGCAGAATGGCACTGCACTGCAGATCTTGCAGCATATTGCAAGCTACCCAGATCACTAAAAGGGTCCACGGCTCAACTCTTCAATCTCACTGTAGATAAATCCACACGAGACAATATGTCTGGCAAACGATGGGAGGATATGTCCCCAGAATTTAAAGACGAAGTTAGTGAATACGCCCTCAAGGATAGTGAATTGTGTCTCAGGTTATGGGAAACACTCAAAGATCAGTGGCCCCAGTTTGAGAGGGACATCAGTAGGGTAAACCGTAAGATAGTTCAAAGGGGAATCCCCATCGACACAGACCTTTTAAAAAAGCAGTTAGAAACAATCAACCAAGCTTTGTTTGAAGCGGAACAAAACATCCCTTGGTTGGATGAAAAGCCTCTTCTTAGTAGGGCAGCTTTTGATCAACAATGTTTACTGCTCGGCATAACCCCACCACATAGTCTTGCCGAGGCAGATGAAGACGCTCAAAAATGGATTGAGGAACATCGCGAAGAACACAAATGGATAGGAGCGGTAAAAAGCTGGAGAAGAATAAACTCCATTAAAAAGAAGTTGGAAAGCTTTGATTATGCAACCATGCCTGATAGTAGATACTACGGGGGTTGTATGTATTTTGGGGCGCACACGGGTAGATTTAGTGGGTCTGGAGGAAACTTAAATTTACAGAACCTCCCTAGAGAGGAAATGTTTGGGGTGAACTTGAGGCATTTGATTTGCCCCGAACCTGACAAAAAATTAATCGTGGTAGACCTTTCTCAGATTGAAGTAAGAACACTTTGCTGGTTGGCTAAGGATCACGAAATGATGGAGGAGATTAAAAACACAGATGATATTTATGAAGCGTTTGCTATTCGATTTGGAATGTGGGATGAAGAAAAAGGAATACTTAAAAAAGAAGACCCCGAAAAAAGACACGCCGTAAAAGCAATGGTGTTAGGTTGCGGATATGGGGCAGGAGCAAAACGATTTGCGAGTATGTCATCTATCACCGAAGAGGAGGCGCAAAAAAGAGTGGACACTTATAGGCAAAAGATGAGGAAGATAAAATCTCTTTGGTATGAATATAGTGAAGACATCAAAGGCTCAGTAAGTGTCACCGGAGGATATGACGCAGACGGCAAAAGACTACACGCGAAGTTTACCGTGGACCTACCTAGCGGCAGGGTTCTGGACTATGGGACACTTCAAACAGGTGGTGACCCGACTAATACACAATACACCGCTAAAGTTCCTAGACATGGTAAATACGTTCCCGTAAGACTTTGGGGTGGACTAGTAGCGGAGAACGCCTCTCAAGCATTAGCACGAGATATTTTCTCTGATATGCTTCTAAGGGTTGATAAAGCAGGATACAATATTGTCATGCACGTTCACGATGAGATGGTTGTCGAAGCTGACGCTACTGAAGCGGAGGAAGTGTTACACAATGTGATTAAAATTATGTCGGAACCCCCTGAGTGGATTTCAGATATTCCCGTAGCTGCTGAAGGATCAATACAAACTAGATATGAAAAATGAAAATTAAATACCTCAAAAACTTAAAATCAAAAGACGCTTTAATAACCGTAAATGATCCGACAGAGATCGATGTAAAACCTATACCACCTTTTAAATCCAAAGCTTTATACCGAGAGTGGTGTGCTAAAAGTGATACGGATCACGCATTCTTAACAGGCTTTGAAGGAATTAACCCCAACGCAAGGATCGAAGGAGAAAACAAAATATGTAAAATCCATTCAATCCCAGCAGACTTCGACGCTCCCCCTGATTGGCCTAATGTAAAAGACATCATTACAGCGAAATGCCCTAAAGCTCTACCAGCTTGGTATTGTCGGACATACAGTGGTTACATAAGGTTGTTTTTTGAGCTAGAGGAAACGCTTTCGATTCACCACACATTGGTGACTCCTTTCTTTAAGTATCTAAAGCAGACGCTGCAATATCATAAAATCTTTGCGGGATATGATAAAAAATCAGAGTCTCCTTCTCAGTTAATGGAGATCGGAACAGAATGGGTAAACATGGGTGGGAAGATCCCTAGCTCTATAGTTCAAACAGCTTTGTTTAAAGCAGCCCAAGAAAAACCACCAGAATCAAAAGACACATCTATTCCGATTGAAATTATTGCCGAAGAGGTTGAGAAAAAATTCCCAAACAGATGGATAGGAGATTTTGAAGTCGGTTCACGAGGACCATTATTTTGGATCGATGACGGTATTGATCGAGAGGGGTGTCAGGTATTTGAAGATGGGATGGTCGTGTATTCAGATCGGGATCTCGCTTGGAAAACTTGGAGAGATATTTTTGGCCCCGATTTTGTTAAAGACTTTGAGGAACAGAAAATGGGGGATCTACTCGATGAGTATTGGTTCAATGGAAGACAATTCTTTAAACAGCTTGATGGGACAGCTAAACCCATACCCAGAGATCAACTAGTATTAGAGTTGAGGCAGCGAGGATTTAAAGGGGGTAGACCAAAAAAAGGAGAGAATGTCTCCGAAGTCGAAGCTGCCATTGTCCTAATCAGTAATACAAATAGGATTGATGAAATAGCTCCGGTTGTATTTCGGCGGAATGAAAGGATTGTATCTTACAACGGTTTACAGATCCTTAACTCAGCAACAGTATGTCCCATCGAACCCGCTGCAGATGGAGACATAAATACTTGGCCCTTCTTAAATAAATTTTTTGATCAATTCTTTGAAGACTCAACTAATATTCGTAGTAAGTATTATTTCTTTGGGTGGTTGCAGCGGTATTACAAAGCATTCTACAACAACAAAGAGGATCAAGGACAAGCCTGTATTCTAGTGGGACCAGCGAAGAGGGGTAAAACTCTTTTATCAAACAAGATAATAGCTGCTCTTGTGGGGGGTTTCGCTGATGCGAGTGACTACCTGTCTGGTGGAACAAAGTTTAACAAAGATCTAGGTAGAGCCGCTTGTTGGGTCATCGATGATACAGTCAGTGCGGCATCGTTCCAAGACCAACGGAAAGCAACGGAGCTTATAAAGAGGGGGGTTGCTAATCCAAGGATTGAATTCATGGCAAAATACGCAGATGCCGTAACACTTCCTTGGGCGGGTAGGATTATAGTTAGTCTTAATGATGATCCGAACTCAATGAGTGTGCTGCCAACGATGGACTCTAGTAATAAAGATAAACTAATGGCATTCAAAGTTTGTAAAAAGCCATTTGCTTTCCCTAAAAAGGAAGACTTAGAAAGCATCATTGAGCAAGAACTACCCCACTTTGCTAAGTGGCTGATGGATTGGAAGCCCCCTGTAGAGATACAGGATGATGACCGATTCGGTATTAAGAGCTTTATAGACAAGAGTATTTCCTATGCTGCCTTCGATAACTCTAGCAGATCTCAAGTATCGGAACTGATAGACTTTTTTGCGAAAGCGTGTAGAGAACAAAACGAGAAGATGGCTTCGTGGCGGGGGACGATTCTAGAACTTCAAGTCGCATTACACTCATACAATGGGGGGCGACCTCTGGGGGCTTCTAATAAGATAGACTTCATACGCAACGGATTGTCACATTTGGAAGATGTGGGTAAGCATAGTAAAACGACTCGACCCATAAAATCTGTTGGTAAAGGTAGTGGTAAGATCTGGATAATAGATGTTACATCACCTTTCGATATTGATTATGAAGAGGTCACTTTAGAGAACCAGCCTTTCTAAGAGCTGCAATTGGCAAATGATACCCATCCACTTTGTAAGTAAAACCGTATTCATCGGGTTCCCCCCGAAGTTTGTATTCAGCTTTTCTACGAATAGTGAGTGATGTAGCCCAACCAAGAAGCCAAGCTTTCTGGAAATCTTTACGGACACGAACGAAGAAATAAGCTTTGGCGGATAACTTTTTTCCTTCGGGACAATTAACAGAAGCTGTGTAGTGGGGTTGAGGAACCCCAGCGCAGCTTTTTGATTTAATGTCTATTGTTCGGTTACCTAGAACATAATCGTGTTTAAAAGATTCATCTCCCTCATAAATAGCTTGGGGATATAAACATTCAAAAGCAACCTCCCCCAAGAAACCAGTCATACGTCCGGCTCCTCTAGTAAAAGAATTGGGCAAGACTCCCAGCTTTTCACTCCTCTCAAAAGCCTCTTTGACATGGTCACTAGTGGGCGTAAAGACCAACATACCGTTGGATCTTTTGAAATGTTTTGGTAATTTCTTTCTACTCATCCGTCCCTACTCGTTTTAAAAAACGCTCGTAGGCAGGGAAGAAGACTTCATCCATACACCGCACCACAGCTTCCTGTTCAAAGGTCTCGCAAAACCCCACCCCCGATAGGCACAGTGATGCTTCCATCAACTCATGGCGAACAGTGCTTAAAAGGGCTTTTCCTTCTAAATGTTCGGAAATAAAAATAATCTTTCGTTCGTGACTGTAGTACCCATACAAGTCCTCGTCACTAAGATCTGAAAAACGAATCTTAATTGTTTGCCCCGCTACCCTTATACTTTTGGGTATAGTCATTTTGCATAGAATTTATTTATTCCTTCGGCATAAACTGAGGCTAATTTATCTAAATCTGATTGTATTAGATCCACATCAGATTGACTAGATCCAAAGAACGGCTCTGCGATACAAGCATAACAAGGAGTCTTACGGAGAAACATAGCACCTCTTGATCCCTTACCCCTTGCTTTGATGCCACGAGACGCTAAATTAGGATACGCTTCGTCCATTGCTTCCTTTAATTTCAAAGCTAATTTTTTCCCTCCCCTGCTAGTTTCCCAATAAAGCCATTCATGTCCTGTTGCTTTGGGACTAGCCGAATTAAAATGTAATTCAATACATGCGTTAACTCCGTCTTTCTTCATATTACGAGAGACGTAATTCATAGCCCCGACATAACTGGAAGCTTTGTAATCGTCATATACTTTATATGGAACTTTTAGTTTCGGTGTAACTAACGAAATCAATTCGGTGTTGAATGTGTGTTCACTAACGCTGGGCTTCCCAACTGTGTAAGCGCCACTATCTCCTCTCCTTGAATGACCTATAGCTAAACCAATCATTTTTTATACTTAAAAATTAACCTATATAAAGATACCGCAGCTACTGCGATGCCTAGTATTAAAGATATTACTCGGAGCCAATACTCCATTTGCTCTTGCATAGATGCGGCTACGGCTATGGTTGGGGTTAAAGTCCCTAAGAGGGTGTCGATTAGTTTAGAAGAGTTCATTTGTTCCCAATTATAATTGCTCTCCGGTAAGTGTAATCGCTGTGAAATTTGTGATCTTCTCTACCCGTCAACACCCCCTCTACAAAATGGTATTGAGTTCCTTCTATTAGAGTGATTGTAGGAGGATCATACAGTGCGCTTGAGTTCGCGGTGGAGTCGTTTTGCAACCCGCTCCAGCCGCAACTTTGCAGCAGGGCTACCATCGGCAGCAAGCTCATCAATCTCGTCTTCCAGTTCATAAACGTATTTTCTGTGTTTTAGTTTTATGTATAGAACATAAGCCTCGAGTGCGGCAGCGATGGCGCGAATCATTTTATTTCTTCGCTTTTCCGATATTTAACGCCGCCCATTCAAGTATGATGTAGAGCTTTCTCACAAGCCCATCATCTTTAGGTGTGGGAGTTAAGGCACAAATTGCGGATGCCGCAGCCACCACAGCAGTGGCAACTGAAATAAGACTATCGCGGTTTTCTAGAATGTAATTAATCATAGTTTATAGTAAGTTAGGTATTCTTGATCCTGATCCACTTGGATCAAATTTTAAAACAGGTTTGGCTTCTCCTCGATACGCATCCAACTCTTCATCGAGTAATTTTTTGCACACGTTCCAATGGTAATTGGCGCGTTCAAGATCTGCATTTTCTTCTGCTACACTACCGAGAAGACCGTGTTTAATAGCATTAAGATTGCTCGGCCTAACCGTGTCGTAAGAGTTAATGAGCTGTTTGAACTTTCGTTTCACTAAAACACGCATTGTCTTCTTAACTGAAGAACTGTTTGATATCCTATATCTTCGATACGCATTTACTTTATTCGCTTCTTGAACAGTTCCTAATTCAAGCCTATCTGAAATATCATTCGCATTAATAGCTACAATCTTCACTGGGTCTTTAAGGGAAGAATCCCCATTCCTAATTTCTGTAACATCAGTAAACACGGTAGGAGAAGAAGTATAAGCAGCCGCCGTAGTAAAAGTGGGGGTATAGGTCTGAATATAAGAGCTACTGTTTAGTCCCGTCACAGTAATAAAATTGTTACTAGTTCTAGGAATAGATTGTTGAGGCTCAACAGGCACAACATGAAGATTATAAGTTTTACCAGCTTCTAGTTCATTCACTGTGGGAACAAGACCATCATCAATAATACCGAAACCAGCTAAAGTAATTCCTTCTCTGTTTCTTCCGGTGATCCTGTAATCATGGAATTGACTTTGTGCTTTAACAGGATCGTTGTCCATAAGAGCCGAGACAATTGCCTCCGCATCATCAGGCAGCGTAAAATTACCGTCTGTAGTAGATATAGTGGTCTCATACAAGAGATCACGCCACATCCCCATTGCATACAAACGAGGCAATACTAGATTAAGTTCCTGTATAAACGAGGAACCAACAGATTTAAACTTAGACAGGGCTTCTTCAACTCCCGCTACGGTAAGGGTAGCCATACCCTACTTTAATGGAAAAAGAGCCTTTAGTCAAGGTATGGGCCTTACTCTGGCTCTGGACACAAGCTACTTTGGGGACATTCAACTACCTTAATCGGTTCACTAAGACTCCCTGTGGGGGCGTAAACTTCTACAGTTGTCCCTGTCGTTAGAACTTCCGTAGTATTTGTTGAGGTAACCACATCTACAGGGTTCAAGTCTTTTACAACATTTACGGTGTTTCCTGCCGTAGCTACTTCAGAAGTAGGCAAACTAGCTACAACAGATACTGTTGAACTGGAAGAAAGCACACTTACTCCTGTAGTAGAAGTAACAACATTCGATGTGACGGTTGTAACTTCTGAAACAAAAGTTGTTGTTGGAATAGATTGCACAACATCTACAGGGGTTGCCGTATTGAGAACCGTAGTTGTTGGGACAGATTGTACTACGCTTACGGGACTTCCCGCATCTACCACATTAGTGGTGCTAAGTGTTTTAACAACGCTCGTAACGCTGGCTCCCGTAATTAAAGTTGGGAATGTCGGAGGATTAGTTGCATATTGTCCTGTTGCGGCAACACCCAAAACCCAAACACAATCACCTTGCGAGTAATTACCATTACTGTCAGTTGTCCCACAACCCGCTACTTTAACAGCGGTCATACCGCCCCCCGCAGAAGCAGCTCCCCCACGCCAAACATCAGTGACCATGTCGGTTGACGAATCAGGGGCCAATGCAACAGGAGTGGTCCCATCGGAAGATAGAACTGAAGTCATGTTACCCGTTGTAACACCAGCCGCTACAGTTGTGGTTGTAGCCACCCCAGAGACTGAAGTAAAATTACCTGTTGTGACGGGGATACAAGCAAGTTTATATGTAGTCTCATCAACTCCATGAACTTCAGTCTTATTCCCAGACGTAACTGGAGCTGCAGCAGTGGTTACTGCCCCAGCCGATACGACAGTAGCCATGTTGCTGTTGGTGGGTTCTAGTGCTACGGTGACCGTTCCCGAACTAGTCAAGACCGCTGTAACTTGAGCTTCAGTAGGCATCTGAGCCACAGAAGTTGTAGACCCTGCAGTTAAAACAGTGGTGGTTCCTGATGCGGCTGATAGAACAGTAGTCTTGTTAAGTTCTACACAAGTGAGGTCATTTAAACAGGTAACGAGTCCGTCTTCGACAACCGCAACACCCTTACCATCTATTTTCCAATGCTTGTTGAATTCATTCCCCGTGACATGAATTTCAGTGGCCGCTGCTTGAGCATCGTTATATTTTACTTTTACTTGTGGGTCTCCTGTAAATGGAGATGAAAGGCCGGACTGCGACCGTTCATTGATACTCCTAAATTCTTTTTCGTCTTTATCTTGTCGGACATATTTCTTGTAAACATTTTTACCCGCCCCCAAGTTTTTAATTTTATTATACCCCCTGTGCCAATGGAGCGGCCCTCTAATTCCTTCTAGACTCCCATACAACCTAGCTTCCCTGCCGTCTTTCTCTTCATTCCACTGGTGACGATAAAGCTTTCCATCTTTTACCCAAACAATGGGGACAGAGTATTTTCCTTCTTTACCATTATATCCACTTTCATCTGGTAGTTCAAACTGAACAGAATCCGGTAACTCCTTACTCTTCGCTAATCTATACAACGCACCATCTGGGTTATCGGGGTCTGCGATTACTTTTCCCTGCTCGTCAGTATTGAATTCTGAATAGATAACACACTCTCGACTCGCTTTTATTGTTAAAGGTTCTAATGCGTGTTTCTCCACACAAAGATTACTTTTAGGGTGCATCTCATATAAGTGTGCTTTTGAAATACACACCCTCTTATCCCCGTCTGGTTCGTATCGGTAAGGTTCATGTTCTACTCGATACTGCTCGGGAATCGGTGGGGCTTCCCTGCCCACATCCACTCTATGAGTATAAAATTCAGCGGGGGCATCTGATGTTCCTTCTGTCGTTGGAGAAAACTTAAAAGAAGGAATCTCTGAAATCTCAGCGTCTTGAATAGAAACATCTGCTTCTTCGGGCTGCGAGAACTCAGTAATAGCTTCCTCACTTTCTCCAAAGAGGAAGTTCTTAATTTTTTGAAAGAATCCTTCTCTAGCCATAACTAAAATTTCGGTGGAAACACCGTCCAAGTAGTTCTCACATAACCACCCCTAGAAGGTTCTTGTTTATCTCTAGCAACAAGACCTGTGGCAGCTATTTGGTTTAAATTAGGTGGTGTAGTAACAGGTAACTGTTTATTGTATATGGTGTATTTGTAAACTGGATCTACTGTTCCAGTTGTGCATCTAACAAAGCCACCATTCATTAGGCACGGGGGTACGGAAATACGGACGTAAGGAGTTCCAAAAGTGAATGATTGTGGGACCATTGCTTTTGCTTCTACTCCAGTGAACTTAGAGGGGGAATACTGAACGGTTACTTTAGTCTTACACGGACCTCTATATGCTTCGGGGTTCATGTGATACTCAGGGAAAGCTAATACCTGACCATCATGTCGCTCGTAACCAATAACATTTATACTCTCTAAAACAGGTGGGAACGTGTGATCCATGCTGGTAAAATACTCATCCACTAGAAGCGTGTTACCAGCGCCCACACCAGCAATAGTTTCTTGCTTTACAACTTCATACCAATCAGTGGATATCTGTCTTCCTTCTCTGTAAGCAGCAACTTTTAAATTAGACTCTGCATCGTGGGTTACGAGTGTCGTACTCCACCAAGCATTATCGGGGTCTAGTATAAGTTCATCAATTGTTTTTGTTTGCCCCGTAGGTTGACCAGTTGGTATTTCTCCCGTGTAGTAATACTTCAAGGCGCTTTTGAGATTTCGGTGAGATAGATCATCCCACTTGAGAGTCTCAATAGTAGCCCGAACAAAATAGGTTCTTTGTTCTACAACAAAGATTCCATCCAACTCGCGGTCACCAATTCTTTTCTGCTGGCGACCCATCAGCACATAACCTTTTCCAGTAAAGTTAGCGGCGGCGGGGGAGGTAGGCATCGGGGAACCCGCCACAACTGTGCTATCGTCTTCTGTAAACGAAGAGCGTAAGCTGATATATGTCCTTACTACAGTATCAAACTTGGTCTGACCCAAGCTAGATTGAGAATACTCAAAATTATAATCATCCTGAGAAGTTCTCGTGTTTGCGTAATAGTAATAATAAAACTGACCATTAGGGTCAGCTTGCTTCACATACGCTAGGGTATGATCAGGAAAGTTTACCGTGTCAGGATGCGCGGTTCCGTATGCAGGAGGTTTCTTCCCAACCCTCTGGGCATCAACAGTTTCAAAGAACAACAAATCCTGCACATTCGGAGATACGAATGTGAGGACAGTCTGCCTCTGAGGGCTGGGCTGATTCCTCTGTATAGGCATTACGATTCTTCAATTTTAGGCTCTGCATCTACTTGCTCCCCTTGTGGGGGG